ATTCCTAATATTAATGATTCTTAGGGGATAATATGAAAATATATTATTTAATAAGTGTAATAATAGAGTATAAATTTAAAAATAAAAAAACCCATATAACTAAGTAAGCTATATGGGGAGAACGAAAACAAAAAAAACTATAATACATTAGTTATGTATTTTTCGTTTAACAATTACTTTTTTCTTAGGATAAGGATTGTTGAACTGATTATCATAAGCAGCAGTAGCTTTTTTATAAGCAATACTGTCAATATTATCAGATGTTATTTTCTTCTGTTTATTGCTGAAATTAACCTGGGATTGCAGAAGTACTAATCTTTTTTCGAGTTTATTAATATGCTTACGCTGATTAAAGATTTTCTGAGTAAGGGCTGTGATTTCTTTCTTTTGAGCAGCGACAAGTTCATTTTTATTTTTAGTAAGTATTTCACCAATTGCATAAAGTTTGAGACGTTTCGGATTATCAACTTCAGGTTCGTTGGTAGTCATAATTTGCTCAATTAAATCAAATACTTTATCGACATTTGTCCAATCAATATCAGAATTGATTAGTTTTGTGATTTTAAATTCTTTTTCTTCTTTCATATTTTTAGTCCTTGTGTTATCATTGATTCTATTCTAATTTTAGAAAAACGAAAACACAAACAATTCTATTATTAATAATATGGCTGATGATACGTTTACAAAAGGTGTGAATAAAGACAAGATACAGTTTGTACTTATTACAAATCCGTTCAATCTTGTCAAAGACCCTGATTTAATGGGTTTATCTGAAGTATACGAAACACATACCGAAAAACTTACGGATGCTTTACAAATGAGTTTTTTGGTGAAGGAAACTAAAAAGAGTGTACCATTACGCGTTCATACTGTAAACGTAAAAAGACCTTCTGAAATAGATTTTCGCAACATGATGAATATTTATTATCGATACCGAATGTTTCCGCTTGTAGAATGTGGGAAATCTTCTATGCGAAAAGATGTTTTTGTAGTAGATATTGATGATGCAATCAGTGAATCAGAGTTTTTTGCTAAAATTCGTATGATTGAAGGGCTTCCTGAATGTATTATTACTAAACATGTTAGTACTAAGCATTGGCAGATACAATTTTATCTTAAAAATCCTATTTATACTAAATGTATTGATTTTTCTGAGAAAACAAGTTCTGGAAAAGTTAAACCAACGATAAAGTCTAACGATGATAATAAGGCTTTATACATGACAACTACAAAAAGGCTTGCCCAATTCTTCCGAAAGATGTTTTCAGGTACCGATTTTTATTATCAGGGAACATTGTGTCGCAATCCTTGGTGTGAATCTCAAAAGTCATGGGTTGTGGACAAAAATGTTATCAATTCAATACATGATCAGAGACCTGTTGGGGAAAATTTATCAACGATAATATCATTTTTAGATAATAAAAATATTGTTTTAAGAAAAAATATTAATCTTGATAGTGAAGAATTAAGTGAAAAGAATCCTGAACTGTCGCGTCATAAACTCACAATGATTTATGCACGTGAATGGATATGGAAAAATATGCGGGAAGGTTATACACCTTCAGAAGATGAACTTGAAGATTATCTTCTGAACCACAAAGTTGAAATTGCTGATAAATGTTTGAAGGAACCTCATAGTGACCATGAAATTAAATCTCAGGTCAGGTCTTTGTACAAATGGTCTGTTGAAAATTATAAAGAAGTTAACAAAAAGAATAATCAGTGGAAAAGTAGTTATTATTGGAATTGTAATCAGCGGTCCGCAAAAATAAAACGTGCTAAAAGACTTAAAAAAGCCTTCATGGAACTTATGGCATTGGATTATTCAATTGGTGAGATTGCTAAATTATTCGGAATGTCGCGGCCTACGATGTATTCGTATATGGCAATATTCTTTGTTATGGATACCGTAAAGACTATGCAGTGGTCCAGCGATAAACGAACTAAGTTCTGCTGTAAGTTGTGGGATAATATTATTGTTGAAATAAATGATAAAATAAAACTGATGAAAATGAAGTTTGGCGAATCGCGAATAAAATGGAAACTGCTTGATTACTCAGAAGTTGCAGAAGATTATGAGAATACAGTTTCGTTCAATATGCCTTTACAGGGGAATATGGAGCTTGAAATGTTTGTTGCGTAATAAAGTAGAGAGGTTTTTTATATGACACCGTTATTTGATGATTCTCCCAAGTATGATCCGCATGTGGTGAGTATTATTAATCAAATGTTGTTGCATTTGAAAAATAATAAACCTAAACCTGAATCTTCTGTATATGCTCGAAACGCGAGATATATACAGGAGATTCATGACGGATTATTTCTTACTCATTATTTTGTGTATTCACGTGCTGATCAGTATGATTTGAATAACATAAATGAAAAAGTCAGGGCTTGTAAAAATTCCTGGCAGAAGACGAGAGATATCATCGTAACGTCGTTAGAGCATTATGAGCTTGCTAAAAACAAAGACAGAATGCCTTATAATAAAAAATTTATCGAAGATGTATCTTTTGCAACTTTCTTTGAAGGCTGTATGAAATTTAATTCAGACGGTTGCTTCGATAGCAATTTTATGAAATTTATAAACGAACCGAAAATGTCTTATGATTATAATTCTCAGATTATCATCGATAAAATTAAAGATGGGGTTATGAATTATATTCAAGCTCCTGCTGAAGAATTCTGTAAGAAATATTTTAAGACTAAACATCAACAGCTTTTATTCTGGTATGAAATGGAAGACTGGACCCGGTGGCTGCGTTCGTTTCATAAAGCCTTCCCAAATGTTTATGGAGAATTTATATCTTCTTGTGAAGACGGAAATCCGTTCAAGGATTTTAAGAGATTTTTAATTGAACGATTGAAATGGAAAGAGGGTGAAAATCCTATAATAAATGTGTATTATTTTAAGCTCACTAAATTTCACGGAGAGAGACTTGACGGAATGTTTAAGGAATGGCTCAGATCGGGAATTGATAAGAATAAATTCAACGTTCTCAAAACACTTCCAAAAAGTATAGACTGTTATTATACTGATGAATCCTTTGTTCGGTCTGTTGAGAAGATTGAAAAGAAAGTTGTGGATATTGAAGATATACCAATTTTTTAGAGAATGATTTATGTTGGAAACGATTTTATATAAAAGACAATAAAATTTCAAAATACGATCTTTTCTAAAATTATAATATAACTATGAAACGCGAAATTATTGAAAACTTAAACGAAAAAGATTTTGTTGCAAGCCTTATAATGTCTGATAAATGCTGTCAGATACTTTTAGACTATGTAAAACCTACTTATTTTGATTGTGATTATTCAAGAGTAATTGTTTCCTGGATAAACGATTATTATAAGAAATTCAAGGCAAGTCCTAAGAAAGATATTACATCTATTTATAAAACGAGATGTGATGAAATACAAGATGAAGCATTAAAAGACCTTGTTTATAATTATTTGAAAAATATTGCCGAATCCGATATTAACATTAATAATGAAGATTATCTTGTCGATAAAGGTAAAGATTTTGTTGATTATAAAGCTCTTGCAGAATATACAGAAAATCTTCAGGCATGTCTTGATACAAGAGATATGAACAAGGCTCGCAAAATTCAGCAGAAGTTTAAGAAAATTGTAACAGCCGAAGTAAACGAAATATCTCTGCTCTCAGTTGATTTTGCCGAAAGAATTCGATTAGCTTTGACTGCAAGTAAAGAAGTGTTGTTTACATTGCCTGAAAATATGAATAAGGTATTTGGAAATATTCATAGAGAGGATTTTATAGCAGTTCTTGCACCGCCTAAACGTGGTAAGTCTTTTATGCTTCAGTATATCGGAATCCAGGCTTTATTACAGCGTTTGAATGTGGTTTATGTCTCAATGGAGATGAGTGCTGATGAAGTTGTTCAGCGTATGTGGAAGACCTTGTTCGGTACAATGTCCGGTTTAGTTTCTGAAGGTACTTATGAAGGGTGTAGATTTGTAGAATGTCCTGATGAAAAAGGAAAATATCATTCTGAATTAATAGACATAAATGTAAAATCTACCAATGCCAAAGATGTTGAGAATTGTCAGAAAGAATTAAAAGCAAGGACTCAATATAGTTCAAATTTAAGAATTATTTCGTATCCTAGATTTAATGCATCTGTTGAAACTATTTGTAATCGTGTTGAAGAATTAGCGAAAGAAGGTTTTGTTGCAGATGTTGTAATTATTGATTATGCTGATATTACAACACCTATTGGTGGTGGAAGTGAACTTAGAAATCAATTGGATGAGATATGGAAGTATCTTGGTGGATTTGCTATGAAATTTCATTGTGCTATGATCACGGCCTCTCAAACTAATCGCTCAGGATTGTCAGCAAATGTTGTTGGTGGTGAAACAATTGGTGAAAATTTTAAGAAACTTGCTCATATCACTAGTATGGTATCTCTTGAGCAGACCCCAAAGATGAAAAAAGAACATATTATGAGAATTAGAAATATTGCCGTTCGCAATGATGAAGTTGAAGAAACTTGTGTATTTCCACAATGTCTTAAACTTGGTCAATTTGTTTTTGGAGAACCTATTTTGGGCAAAGATTTTGTATTTGAAAATGGAGAAGATGAGGAAGATAACGAATAAATTTATTTTGGGAGACATGAATGCAAACTTTTTATATTTACAAAATTACAAATTTATTAGACGGTAGAAACTACATTGGCCAAAGACATTGCCCTTTAGATATGACACCTGAAACCGATAATAAATATATGGGAAGTGGACCTCATATCGCAGCATCTGAAAAGAAATGGGGTATTGAAAATTTCTCAAAAGAAATTATGGCCGTTTGTTATAGTCAGGATATATTGGACATCCTTGAACGTGAATATATTAAAATTTATAGAGAGATTGGAAAGGCGGAATACAATCATGCAGATGGTGGAAGCACAATGCTGATGAATGGGAAACCTTGGAATTATGGAATACCTATATCCGAAGAGGCTAAACAGAAGATAATAAAAACTAAGTTAGAGAATCCTTTACCGAAAGAAGTACGAGATGCTGCTACTAGAAAAATGAAATCTCATTATAATGATGAAAATTATCGAAAAGCCCATTCTGAAAAGATAAAATGTGAAAAATTTTATGAGGGCGTGCATGATGAAAATTATCGAAAAGCTAGTTCTGAAAGAAGTAAGAAAATGTGGTCAAACCCGGAAAAGAAAGCCGAAATTAGTAAACGAATTAGTGAGTGTACTAAGGGTATTAAAAAGTCTGAACAAGCTAAACTTAATATTTCAAAAGCCATGTTAAATTCTGAAAAATTTCATGAGGTTATGGCAGATGAAGATTTTAGACGAAGACGCGGTGAGTCTATAAGAAATTCTAAGAAGCATTATGATTCTCATCATAGTGAAGAATTTAGAAAACGAATGAGCGAGTTGATTAAAAATCCTTCGCCTAAACAGAAGGAACATCTTGAACAGTTTGCAAAATGCTGTTTGGGTAGAAGACGTTATACAAATGATAATGGAAAACATGTTTTAGAATTTCCCGAAAAAGCAAAATCAACTTGGAAAAAAGGATGGGTATAATTATGAGTAAAGGAAAAGCATACGCTAATAGAAAAAATGACCCGAATAACCCTAACGACTTTTTTCCTACGCCAAGCTGTATGGTTAAAGAATTGGTTGAAAGTGAGTTCTTTAATGAACTGCTTGATGTTGATATCTATGACCCTTGTTGTGGTAAGTATGCTATTGGAAATGTTTTAAGACAATATGGTTTTAAGAATATCATAGAAAAAGATTTGATGTACGGCCAGGATTTCTTGTCAGATTATACTGATAATACTTACGATGTTCTTATCATGAATCCGCCTTTTAAATTATTTAATCCTTTTGTTGAAAAAGCAAAACGAATTGCTAATAGAGTTTACTGTATTGGTAAAATGAACTTCTTTGGTGCTCATGATAGAAATGTTAATGGATTATGGGAGCATCTTGAATGGGTACTTCCTTTTGACAGACAAATTGCATTTGATAAACCGGAAGTAGACGGTAAGGTTGAGTGTGGAATGATTGTAAGCTGTTGGATGATTTGGAATAAGAATTATAACGGCGAACCTAAAATTAAAGTTCTTGATATGCAGAAATATATTCGGAGTAAGAAATGATTTTTGTGGACATAATCACAACCACTAAGGGTACGTATAATCGATTTCTTAAACGCGAAGGTTATAAATACTTCTTGTTAGCATATTTTCCGTATGAGAAATTGTCAGGTTGTAGGTATCAAGTGAAGCCCGATGAATCTCGAATAATCCGAGAAATGAAAAAGGTTTCTGAAAATATTGAGGAGTATGATTGCAATAAGTCATACATAAATGTGTTTAAGACGACTGAAAATAGGGGATTGTTTTAGATATTCTATTATGAAGGATTTAAAGATATTCGTTTGTGTTAAATGCGGTGCTTTGTTGATTTTCGATAAACACTTATGGACAATTCCCAGGTGTACTAAATGCAACGGGGGTTTAATATCTGCGGAAAAGAAATCTATAATTAAGTATGGCCAGAGTAACTTATGACGGAGAGCGAATTATAGTTGATTGTGCAAGACTTGATGTTGATAAACTCAACAGTCTTGTAGGAAAATACAATGCTGAATATCTCCCTACAATTAATTCTTTTGCGTTTCCCAGAAGTGCGGACACTGTTGTAGCTATATCCAAAATTAAAAATATTATCCCT